TTGCCGGTGCGGCCGTCCCAAGTGTCCAAGCTCGCCGCCGTCGATGCGGTGGATGAGGCGATGATGTTCTCGGCGCCCTTCGAGCCGGAAGGGCTGGTCGAGAAGGGAGCGCAGTCGTTCGTTTTTCGGTGGGAGATTCTGGCGTGAGCAACGGCTACACGAACATTGTCGAACCCGCTCGGGGGTTCCCCCAGTCGATGCCGCGCAAGTGCCCCGAGCACGGGTGCGGATACATCCAATCCGAGCATGGGGCACACGTAGGTGGCGGCGTCCCTGGGCGCATCACGTTCTTGCTCGTCTACGACTGCGGCTGCCGGTTCCAGTTCGATCGGAACCTGGACGAGCCTGCCGTTCCGTACGACGGCTACACTGTGACAGCGGCGGGGTCCGATTCGTGACCTTCCGAGCCGGCGACATGTCCTACAACCTGTCCGACTACGATGCCGTGCGCGACCCCGCCGAATGGACACGGGTCGAACCCTGGCACACCGAGGGGCTGACTCGTTCGCTGTCGCCCCTCGAGAAGATCGAGCTCAAGGTGCGCGGCGAGCTGCCTCGTCGTCTCGTCGTGTTCGATGAGGTGTGGGATTGGCCGGAGGAGTTGCTGGAGCCGGGGGCGTGGCGGCGACTGGTCGAGGCCCGGGGGCAATCGTGACCGGCCTCTTCGCGTAGCGGGAGTGAATTGCGAAACTGTGCGGATTCCGCACACTCTTTCCGGCCGTTCACTTTGCGGTGCAAACTACGCCGAAACCGGACGGCGGCGAACGGAAGCTTTGCGCTGCAAAGTGAGCCCCGCGAATTCCTCGATCGCAGCCGCTAACCCCACCGACATAAACCGCCCCGCGGGCGAGTGTGTGCTCGGCGATCCGAGAGCCGGGTCGCTGCACCGAGCACCCCAAACCCCCGGAGTGAGATGTCGAGCGGAGAGAACAGCGGCGGACAGATGGTACCCCCCTTCGATGAGGCGGCCGAGCACCTCATCTCAAAGGCCCGCCAGGGGCTGAGCGCATCGGAGGCTATCCGAACGCTCTACTCTGCGAAGGTCGAGGAACAGCGCGGGACGATTGGCCGACAGGCGGACGACCTCGACGCCGCCGGCAAGCGCATCGCCGAGTTGGAGCGCGAGCTACAGCAGGCGTACGAGGATCTCCGTGACATCGTAAAGCGGGAGAACGACCGCACCGACGACGGCCTGCGATTCATGAGGGAGGCCGGTGCAGAGCACGATGAAGGTGCGCTCGACTGCGCCCGTCGGGTGCTAAAGGAACGCGACGAGGCGCGCGCGCAGTCCGACCGCATCAACCGCGATCGCGCTCGTGCCTACGACCAAGCGGTCTGGGCGAACAAGCGCATCGAGCACGTCCGGCAGTGTGCGATGGGCAACACGAGCGAGGACAAGTTCGACTCGGCGACGTTCCGAGAGGTGCTCGATTTGCGCGAACGCGTCAAACCCGCCGAGAAGGCCGCGCAGACCGAGCGCGTCCTCGCCGACGGCTACTACAAGCTGATCGAGAAGATATGTGGCCGCATGCAGTCCAGCCTCAACACGCTGGATCCCGGCAAAGAGGTCGGGTCCTTCGACAGGCTGCCTGACCTCGTGTCCGAGTTGTGCCGCCGGGTCGTGGTCGCCGAGCGCAAGCAGAGTGAGGCGGAGAGAGATGCCGGTGTCGACCCGAGCTACCGGTCCAGGGCGGAGGCTGCCGAGAGCGGCCTTTCGACTGTCTCGACTCTCGCGCTCAAGACCGAACCCGACGAAGCATACGGCGCCTTGGAGAGCATCGCGTCGGTCGCGGACGGATGCCTGGCTTTCTGTCAGGCGCGCGCGGCCGCGGCCGCAGAAGCCGACAGCCCGGAGACCGCAGAAGCCGGGGAGACCGCAGAATGAGAACCCTACTCGCGTTCGCCTTCCTCGCCTGCTCCCTGTTCGCGCAGCAGGTCCACGTCGCCAACCGATCCGACGCGCCCTTCTCCGGCTGGATCCGCCGCACGGTTGATCGTTGGGCGCCCGACACCGGCGCCTCGCACGTCCGCGGCAAGTGGATCGCGCCCGGGCTGTGGCACGTCGACGTCCGAGCCGACGACATGCCCGCCGGCAGCGCCACAACGCTCGACCTGTCGCGCGCACCGCGCGCAGTCGTCCACGACTACGACCTGGCGTTGAAGCACTGGCCGAGCCTCGGCGGCACCCGGATGTCGCTGCGGTCGCTCGAGAAGAACGGCGCGGGCGTCGACGGGCACTGGCAGGTCCGCCTCGACCGCATCGTCGTCTGCGATGTCTGGATGACGTTCTACGCCGGCCAGGGCTGGGCGCCGGGCAAGTTGCAAGTCTCGGCGAGCAACCCGACGCTGCCCGACAAGTCGGCCCGCCTCAAGTGGAACATCCACCCCTGGTTCCGCAGCGGCGCCGAGGTGCGCGGGGCATGGTCCGGCTGGGGTAAGCCGCTGATCCGGTCCGGCATGACGGTCGGCCACGGTCAGGGCCTGCCGCCGGTCCCGTTCGTTGCCCTATTCGACGAGTCCGAACGTCCGAGCGCCGAGGCATACGCCAAGCTCGAGATCGGCGCCATCGGCGTGAACAAGGTCTGGCCGACGGGCAACCCGCTGTGGCACGAGAGCCGCGGGCACCCGCGCGCGTTCGTCGAACAGCACTGGCAACCGGTCGCGGACTCGTTGCAGGACTGGTCGACGTTGACGCCGCTCACGTTCCTGACGAAGAGCGCCTATACGAGTGGCGGCGAGCCCGACCAGGTGTTCGTCGGCGCCGATCTCGGGCTCGGGCAGGAGTCTGCCGGCGGCGAGTGGCTGCGGTGGATGACCGCCGCGAGCATGGCGCGGCGCCCGGGGCTATGGACCGAGATCAGCGGCAGCCGGCTGCACATCCGTCGCGAGAAAGACCTCGCGATGTTCGAGGGCTACCCGTTCGCGCGCGGCAACAGCCGCGACCTGTTCGAGTTCGGCAGCGAGATGCCTCACGAGGGCGCCGACCTGCACGGCTATCGAACATGGCGCGAGCACATGTTCTACAACAACCTGTTCGTCGCCTACCGCGCGACAGGTTGCCCGGCGTTGCAGTGGCAGATCGAGCGGCGTGCGTCGCTCTACCTGTTCGAGCACACGACCGACCCCGAGTTCACCACGACGGCCTACACCGGCGCGAACCGGGGTCTCGGCTGGTCGGCGTTGCTGGCGTGGCACCTGTGGCACAGCGTCGAGGACCGGTGGCTTGCGCGGCAGGTGCGTGACCGCTGGATCTGGCGCTGGGAAAACGTGCTGCGTGCGCGGCTTCAGGGCGAATACTGGATGACCGCGTACGGCAAGTGGTACGCCTGGCAGCAGGGCCCGATCGCCTACTTCGTCGACCTTGCGGGCGAGGCGTTCGACGTGCCCGAGGCACGCGAGTTTGCGCTGCGGGCTGCGCGGAAGGTTGTCGACGACGCCTACACGTTCGACGGCGACGCTTCGCATTGGGTGCCCTACCCGTATGTCGTGCTCGACCCGAGCGGCGACCCCGTCCTCAGTGCGAGTACGCCTTGGGGTGGGACCTCGGGGTGGATGGTGACCGCTTCGGCGACCGTACTGCGTCACGATCCGAAGCACGAGAAGGCCCGGGCGCTTGTTGACCAGGACGCGAGCAACAACCGGCTCGGGGGGCTTTGGATTCCGCCGGAGGTTGTTGGGGGGACGGGCAAGTGACGGAGCGAACGAGACCTTTCGCGTCGAACGCGATCTTGGCACGTATCGCGCTTTCAGTCGCGCGGGCCATCTACCACGCCGACAGGAAACGGCAGGGGTTACCTGTGTCATTCCAAGGCGAGCGCCACCGAGAGGTCTGCTGCATTGGCAATCCCGAGGAGTTGAGTCGCGAGCAGGCTCGTGAGATGGGGAAGGCCGCGGCCCATGACGTGTCCAAGCACACGCGCCTCAGGTTCGTAGACATGAGCCGAACCGGCATCGGTGACGCACCGCCAGGCGAGGAGTTCGCCTACGGCAGCTATTGCGGAGTGTTCGTGCGTGCTCGCGCAGTTGTATGGAAGGGTGAGCCGGCCACGGTCGTCGACTGGATCGAGGTCGGCGAGCCTGAGGAAGCGGAGGTGCAGGGATGAGCAATCGCCCCCAATCGCAAGCACAATTCGGCGTCGGTCTCCCCGGCGCCCTCTTCATCACGTTCCTCGTCCTCAAGCTCTGCGGCGTCATCAACTGGTCGTGGTGGTGGGTGACGGCGCCGTTGTGGGGTGGGTTCGCGCTCATTGTAGCGATCGGGCTGCTGCTCCTGTGCTTTGGCGGGTTCTTCGCACTCCTTGGCGGGGCGGCATGTCGCATCGTGGACAAGCCGAAGCGGCGGAGGAGCTAGCCATGTGCATGGTCTCCAATGTCGGCGATGCGTTCGCCAAGAAGTGGCCAGGCATCGAGCCTATCCAGCCGAACGTCTACCCCAATCGCGAGCAGGTCATCGAGTTCGTGCAAGGCGTTTCGCGCGCTGAGTTCGAAGCGCTCAAGAAGGAGGTCGAAGAACTGCGCGAGCTACTCAAGGCCGCGAAGAAGTTCGACGACGCGACTGGGCAGCCGGACTGCGAGAACGACGAGAAGCTTGCGGCGCTGCGCGCGGTGGCGGAAGCGCTCGGGGTGGACCTCGGCGAGTTCGCGAAGGTGGAGGAATCATCGTGAGGTTCCCCGAATACGACGAGGGCGACGAACGCAAACCGGTGCTTCGCGTCTCCGATGATCGCGAGGTCTACAGCGGCCTCCGCCTCGAGATCGACAACCGCGACGGCGAATCCGTGTACGTCGAACTTACCTTTCGTGAAACCGAGCGCCTTGCCAAGCACTTGCTGGCGGGGATCTGGGGGTTCCGGCGATGAGCGAAGACGAACGCAAGCTTCTGCAAGACATCAAGGTCACCTGCTGGGTGACCATGATGCTTGTGTCCTTCCTGATCGGGATGGAGTTGTTCGGGTGAGGTTCGCACCGCACCGCACGATCCTCGTCGACCTGTTCGACAGCGATCTCTTCCTCGACTGGGATCACCCAGACCCCGAGACCGAGATCGCCGAGGCACATCTCGAAGGCGGCAGCACACGCTTCGTTGGTCGAGCGAACGCGGAGGGTGGCACATGCAACTGCTGCGCGAAGGCGGGCGAGCAGATCGAACGCCTCGTGGTCTACCGGATAGAGCCCGACGAGCACATCCGCGGTTCGTCGGTGCGCTTCAACAAGTACCTGGGCTTCCTGAATCCCGGGCTGACGAGTTCCTGAACCTGTGAGGATGGAGACGACATGAAGAAACCACTCCGCGCAACATTCTGCGCCCTTCCCCTGATCCTACTCTGCTCCTGCTGGGGCGGAGGCGATCCCGGCCGCGAGCGCCTACAGTCGTTCGTCGAGTCGACGGCTGACCTCGCGATCCAGAAGGTGGGCACCGCCTACCTCAAGGAGAAGGCGCCGTTCCTCGTCCCGCTGCTCGACACGAACGAAGACGGCTTCGTGTCGCTCGACGAAGTCCGCGAACTCGAGGGCAGCCCCGAGTCGATGGCGCTGCTGATCGAACTGTTGTCGCGCCGGTTGTCCGAAGGCGAGTAGCCGGGGGCGCCCGTGACAACCCTCGTCTTCGCCGCATCCTGCTACGTCGCCGCCGGCCTGCTGGTCTACGCCTACTGCCTGACGGACGACGAGCCGATCGACGGCTGGCGCGACCATCTCGTCCTGCTCGCCGAGTGCGTGCTCGGCTGGCCGATCGCGGTTGGGCTGGTGTTGCTGGTGGGGTTGCAGCGGTTGAAGACGAAGCGACGCGGCGGCTGAAAACCCGAGGCGGCGGCCGGAAAGCAGGCCGCTAACCCCACCGACAGGGAGGGGCGGGGGCGGGATGGTTGGCGTCGAACATGACGGCCATCATTCCCTACAACGCATCGACCGGGTCGGACACCGCGCCCTCGGATTCGGACGGTAGCGGCACGAACGCCGACTGGAGCGGGACCACGGTCACGCTCAACGAGACCGTCGACTTCACCGGCGTCGCGGACGACGGCACGGACTACGTCTGGGTCGACACGCCCGCTGGCTCGCGCAAGCTGGCGCGCATCACCGCGTTCACCGGTGGCGTCTCGACCTGCACTGCGCTCGTGACCGCCGAGTCCTCGGACGGCACCTATACGGCCGACAACTGGTACGTCAACGGCACCCGGCAGACGCTCGACGCCGACACGACGAACAGCGACTCGCGCGACTGGGCGCCGGGCTGGACGATCTCGCTCGCCTCGGGCACCTACGACCACGTCGACTTCTTCCCTGGCGCGAACACGACCTGGGGCGAGACCGATGCACCGATTCGGATCGAGGCTGCGAGCGGTCGCCCGATCATCCGCGCGAACGGGAACTTCCGGCTGATGCAGCTTGAGGCCGACGTCGGCGTTCACCTCGAGGGCGTCGAACTCACTTCCACGAGCGGCGGGAGTAGCAGCTTCATCACCGCGACCGGAGGCGGCAACCACATCCGCCTCATCGATGTCGTCATCGACGTCGCGGGCGCTGCCAGCAACTTCTTCAACGTCGGCGGCACCTACGCGAACGTCTACGCGCGGGGCTGCTACTTCACCGGGTCTACGTTCACCGGGTTCGACATCCTGTCTTCGCGAGGCGGGGCGCACTTCCAGAACTGCACCTTCGACGGGCAGGGCGAGACCTACTTCGGGAACTCGGGCCTCGCGTTCACGCAAGGCATGTCGGGCGTTGTCCTCTCGAACTGCCTGATCTACGACTGCGCTGGCGATGGGGTCTGGATCGCCGGCTACGGCTTCGGGCAGATGGTGTCGATCGACAACTGCACGATCGTCGACAACGCGGGTGATGGCATCGGGACAACCGGCACGGCCGGCACGGACTACCCGAAGATCATCCAGGTCACCGAAAGCGTCATCGCCTACAACGGCGGCTACGGGATCAACGACTCGGTCAGTTCGCCGAACCACCTGTGGTGGTGCGACTACAACGCCGTCTACAGCAACACGAGCGGCGCGTTCAACTCAACGACAAGTCACGCCGGGGAACCGGCGGCCGGGCCGAACGACATCACGCTCAGTGCTGATCCGTTCACGAACCGAGCGAGCGACGACTACTCGCTGAACGACACCGCGGGCGGTGGCGCGTTGCTCAAGGACGCGGCCCTTTACTCCATCCCGGACGGGAGTTAGCGCAGCATGGCCGGGCGCGACATCGGCGCATACCAGCGCCAGCTAGACATCGGGGCCTATCAGTCCGACCCGGACGCCGGTGCGTCCGGCGCGATCTCGGGCACGGCGTCGATCTCGATGACGGCCTCGGGCACGGCGACGGGCGTCGGCGCGTTGTCGGGTTCTGCGTCCGCGACTCTCTCTGCTGCGGCGACGCTTGCGGCTACCGGTGCGCTCGTCGGAACGGCGCCGATCGCGCTCTCGGCGACGGGCACCCTGCTCGGCGTCGGCGGTCTGTCCGGTGCCGCTTCGCTGTCGATGTCCGCTTCGGGCACGCTCAACGAAGGCGTCACCATTTCGATTGCGACGACGCGCACGTCAGGCGTCGCCCCGATGAACGTGCACTTCGACGCAACGGGCACGACGGCCTCTGGCGTATCGCGCCCGTTCCATCACCTGCACTACCGATGGGACTGGGACGACAGCAACGAGACCTACAGCAAGGGCAAGACCGGACCGATTGCGGTGCATGTCTTCGATCAGCCCGGATCCTACACCGTCACGCTCACGGTCACCGACCCGCTTACCGGGGCGTCCGCCTCGGACACGGTCGACATCACGGTGACCGATGCGGACACCGTGTTCGCTGGCACGGACACGGTCTGCGTTAGCACCTCGGGCACCTTCACCGGTGCACCTTCCGGGGCGACGCAGGTGACGAGCTCGGACTTCGACTCGGTCATGACGACACACTACGCATCCGGCAAGCGGGTGCTGTTCCGGCGCGGTGAGACGTTCGTCGCGTCGGCTGGGGTGACGCTCGACTCCGACACGGGCGCGAGCCTCATTGGCGCGTTCGGGACGGGCACGAGCCCCGATGCTCGGGGTATCTTCACGAACAACCCGATCATCGACGTGCAGCACACGGCGTCGGTGATCCAGGTCGGCAGCACGGACGACGAGTGCAACGACCTCCGGGTCATGGACCTGGAGTTCGACCCGCCGGCCAGTTCCGCGGGTCGGTTGTTCAGCCTCGGCTACCGAGGCGACGACCTGTTGTTCTACCGCATCCGAGCTGCGGGGTTCTCGCAGATGTACGGGTTCGGCCACGAGACGCCGGACTTCTTCTCTGTCGATATCTGCGCCGGCCTGTGCATCGCGAACTGCGATCACCCGAGTGGGACGCAATACGGTGCCTACTTCTCAGCTCGTGACGGTGCGGTGCTCAACAGCCTGTTCCACAGCATCACGACCGAGCACCTGTTGCGCTTTCCGTTCAACGAGCGGCTGGTGGTTTCGGGTTGCGACTTTGATGACGCCGAGTCCGACAAGCACAGCATCAAGCTGCACAGCAAGGACTATTCGACCGCCGCGGACACGACGAGTCACGTCGTCATTAGCGACAACACCTTCGTGCACAACACGGCATGGTGCGTAGGCGTTGGGTCCGCGTCGGCCAGCCAGGACAACCGCGTCGAAGACGTTCTCATCGAGCGGAACGACTTCGACTGCAAGTATCGCGACACGGCCTACCCGGTTCCTCTCACGATCTGGAACAAGGGCACGACGATTCGCAACAATCGGTTCCTCGTCACGGACGCGACGAGCCTCGTGGATGTGCAGTGCATCCGAGTCGAACAACGCGGGACGATCACCCCCGACCCCGAAGACATCGAGGTCTATCACAACACGCTCTACACGAGCGAGAGCCTTACGGGTGACGCGGAACTGGTGAGCGTCGCGGACTATGGCACCGGTAACTGCCTCGTTCGCAACAACCTGCTCTATTGCCCGAACGCCACCACGACGACCATGACGTCGGGGGTCTCGATCACCGCATCGAACAACCTCGAAGACACCGACCCGTCGTTCGTCTCCGGTACAGACTGGAGCCTGCAAAGCGGTTCGGCCGCGATCGGTTACGGCACGGCGGTCCCGGTCGGCGACGACTTCGACAGCTACGCCGGGAACACGCGCGACTCGACGACGCCCGACGCGGGCGCTTTCGAGTTCGACCCCGCGACGGCCGGCGCAATCTCGGGCGACGCCACGCTCGGAGTCTCGGCGGCCGGCACGCTTACGGGGCTTGGTGAACTTGCCGGGGCGGCGACCTTCGGTCTCACCGCATCGGCGACGCTGCTGGCGCCGGGCGACATCTCCGGCAGCACGACCTTGGCGCTGTCGGGGAGCGGAACACTGACCGCCGTCGGCGCCCTGTCCGGCGGCCCGTCCTTCTCGATCTCGGCGAGCGGCACGCTGACGGGCGTCGGCGCGCTCGCGGGAAACGCGACCCTGTCCATGACGGCCCGCGCCCACAACGGCACCGCGGGCGTCGACCAGAGCCGGCCCCGGATGGGGCTCGGCATCGGCATCACACTCTAGCTAGCGGAGGCAGTAACGAATGTCCCTTTTCAACTCGGCGGAAACCGCCCTTCTCAACCTCATCTTCCTCAACACCGCGTTCGCGCAGATCGGCGACGCGAGCGGTCTGCAGCCGAGCGGTGCGGCCGGCAGCCTCTACGTCGCGCTGCACACCGCGGACCCGGGCGAGGCCGGCGATGCGACGACGAACGAATGCGCCTACACCAGCTACGCCCGCGTAGCGGTGGCGCGCACGGGTTCGGGCTGGACGGTCTCGACGGACACGGTGTCGAATGCGGCGGAGGTCGCGTTCCCGGCAGCCACCGGCGGCAGTGAGACGGCGACGCACTTCTCGGTTGTCGCGCAGTCGTCCGGCGCCGGCACGCCGATCGTCTCGGGGGCGCTCACCGCGTCGCTCGCGATCTCGAGCGGCATCACTCCGACGTTCGCCATCGGGCAACTCACGGCCACGGCGGACTAGCCGGGAAGGCGATCCCCCGATGCCTTTCCGCTTCTGCTGGGGCTGGCACGTCAACTCCAGCCACATGCACGTCTCGACAGCCGCCCGCGATGAATCGTGGGATGGCGGGCTGTCGGGACGCTTCTACGGCCTGTCGATCTGCGGGCGTCTCATCGGGTACTTCCGAAGCGACGTTCGCGGCGAAGAGCCCGAGAAACACGACTACGGGGCCGCATAGCATGTCGAAGAAGAACACGCCGTCGCTCGTGCAGCGCCTGCTCGCGAACCCGAAGTCGAAGAAGCGGTGCGGCACGTGCGCGGGCGGCGACCGCTGGCTCGGGCCAGTGCGCGAACTCATCGAGGTGCATCGGGCCGGTAACACGTCGGTGAGTTGGACCGACCTTCACCGCGCGCTCGTCGAGCACGAGGACTACCCGTTCGGGGCGAGCGCCCTGCAGCGGCACGTCCGGGACTGCGAGGGGGTCAAGACTCGGTGACCGGCCGCAAGCGCAAGCCGAAGTCGTCGCTCGTTAGCGACCTGCTCGCCGCCCCCGAGTCGGTCGCCAAGAACGAACGCGAGCGGACGAAGGCGCTGCAGCGTAAGGCCAAGGAGAAGGCCAAGGCCGAGCAGTTGCGCAACGGCAAGCGATTCGCAAATGTCCAGCCGACGCCCGAGGACTTGCTCGCCGACATCATCCGCGTAGCGGAAGACGAGGCGACGAACCCCTACCACGAGTTCCGCAGCATCTCGCGGCGGCGATACGAGCTCTACGGTCACTACCCCATCGAGCACGTCGACCGGGAGTACGGGCAGTTCAACCACGCGCTCGAGGTCGCCGGCCTGCGCGACCAGCCAGGCAGCCGGCTGTGGCGCGCGAACCGCGCGAGGGCGAGCCGGTCGGAGCACGCCGCGCGCTACTACGACCGGTACGTGCGCCCCTACGTCGCCGATCCGGACCAGGTGCGCATGCCGCGCCGGGGCTACGTGTTGCTGTCCATCAGCGACACGCACAGCCAGTTCCTGTGCCCGTTCGTGTGGGCGGCGTTCCTACAGGTGGTTCGCGACCTGCGGCCTGACGGCGTCCTGCTCAACGGCGACACGTTCGAGGGCAGCGAGATCAGCAGTCACCCGAAGATTCCCGGGTGGACGCAGTCGCTGCAGTCGGAACTCGACTTCCACCGCACGATGTTCGCGCAGGTCCGCAAGGTGCATGACGGCGACCTGTTCTCGACTTGCGGCAACCACGACCTCGGCGACCGCCTCTCTCGCTACCTCACGCAGGTCGCGCCCGCGCTCGCGAACCTGCGGGACTTGCGGGTGGACCGGCTCATGGGGCTCGATGCGTTCGACGTCAAGCTGTTCCACGGCGGCACGCCGCTGTCGCCGCCCGGGACGGTGGACGCGAAGCCGGGCCTGCTGCTGTTCGGCTTCTACCGCATCCACCACGGCACGCGGACGGGCATCAACGCCGCGCGCGAGGAACTGCGCGACGCCGGCCGATCGGGGCAGTCGGGGCACATCCATCGCGCGGGCCTCGCGTTCGGGACGACCGAGCGGGACGAGGGGCTGTCGTGGATGACGACCCCGATGGGCGCGAGGCACGAGGTCGGGCGGTCCTACATCAAGGGCACGAACAACGGCTGGCAGCGCGGGTTCGGCATCGCGACGCTCTACCCCGACGGCAGCGTGCAGCAGTCCCCCATCGTCGTGTCGGGCAACCCCGACCGTCTCACCGTCGAGGGCCGGGTCTACGAGCGCACGGCGAAGTGCCTCGACCCCGAGCCGCAAGGCAACTGGCTCGAAGGATTGAAACTGTGAGGAAGAACCTGCGCCTCTTGCTGCACATCCTGCGGACGTGCGAGCGGCCGCTGTTGCCGGTGCGGGTGCGGATGGCGCATGCGCGGGACGTTCCGGGCGAGTGGGGCCACGTCTACCTCTACGAGAACGAGGCCGGCCGCCCGCGCGACTTCGTCATCAAGATTCGCCGCAACCGGATGCTGCGCGAACGGAAGACCCTGCTGCACGAGTGGGCGCACGCGCTGACGTGGCAGGAAGGCCGCGCGGTCCGCGACCACGGCACCGAGTTCCGTAGCACGCTGCGCCGGCTCGAGCGGCACTACCTGCGGCAGGACCGCGCGATCGAGGCGTTGGAAGAACACAAGCGGGCTAGGAAGGCCCGGAAGAAGGCGTCGTGAAGGACACAAACCCGAAGGACGCCGTCGGCTGCCGCAAGCCCCCGATGAGCACCGTCCCCGCGCCGGTCCTCGCCGAGATCGGCGTCGCGATGCTCGAAGGCGCCTGCAAGTACGGCCGGCACAACTACCGCGCGGTCGGTGTCCGCGCGTCCATCTACTACGACGCCGTGCTGCGCCACCTGATGCAATGGTGGGAAGGCGAGGACGTCGACCAAGACAGCGGCATCTCGCACGTCACGAAGGCCATCGCCGGGCTCGTCGTCATTCGCGACAGCATGATGCGCGGTAACTGGCAGGACGACCGCCCGCCGAAGTGCGCGGACGGGTGGATGACCGAGTTGCAGGCGGCGACCGACGCGGTTCTGGGGCGGTTCCCGGAGCCGGTGGAGCCGCATACCGAGAGCCGCTAACCCCACTGCGCCACCCCACGCAATCCCGCAGTCTTGGCAGCATGACCGAGACTGTCGAATCCCCCGAGACTTCCCCCGCTACCGACGCCGCGCCGCGGAAGGTCATCGGCAACGCGCCGCTGTCCAACCTCATCGCGACCCTCTGCCAGTACTGCAAGGTGCCGATCGGCGCCTTGAACATGACGCTCGAGCAGAAGCGCGAGTCGGGCGAATGCGATGACCCGGTCGCCGAGGTGGACCACTTCGAGTTCATCGAGTCGTGGTGTACGGAGAACCCGCACTACGCGGCCCGCATCGTCATGGCGGCGGTCTACCTCAGCAACGGGCGATTCATCGTGCAGGAGGAGGCGCCCGCGGCGCAGGACGCCCCGCCGGCAGCCCCCGCCGACGAGGAGTAGCCGACGGTGGACGACAAGCCGATTACGAGCCCGAAGAAGAACGCCGTCGGGCGCGACCGCGAGGTGATGACCGACGCGGTCTGCGAGAAGATCCTCGTATCGGTCAAGACCGGCGCGTCGCTCAAGGTCGCGGCCGAGGTGAACGGCGTGAACGTCAACACGGCGCGCGCCTTCCGCAGACGCAACGAAATCTTCAAGGAACGCTGCGAGCAGGCAGAGGCCGACGCGGAGCGCCGGTGGATCCTGCGCATGAACAAGCACTCGGAGAAGTCCTCGCGCGCATGCGAGTGGCTACTCGAGCGCAGGTTCCCCGAGCGGTGGGCCCGCCCCGAAGTCCGCGCGCAACTCGAAGGTGGCGGCATCGACGCCGAGCAGGTCGTGCAGGGCATCGCCAAGCTGCTATCGACGCTCGCCGGCCATCACGCCGACACGTCGCAAGTGGACGCCGAGGACGACCTGCCGGCCGAGCTGAAAGAGATCGCCGCGCCGTCGGACGAGTCCGACGCTGACGCCGAAGACGAGGATGTCACCCGATCGTGACCGCGGTCGAGCAAGCGGAACAGGAAGCACCCTCGCTGTTCGACCCGGCGTTCCTGCGGACTTTCGGCGGCAAGATGCGGATGCACCGGCAGCGTCGCCGGTTCCTCTCGTCGCGCAACCGGTTCGATGTCATTGCCGCCGGGCGAAGATGTCTGGCAGAGGGCACACTCGTAGCAACGCCATCGGGGCCCCGCGCGATCGAGGATCTTCGGCCCGGTGACGAGGTCGTCGGGTTCGACGAGGGGCACCCCGTTGTGACTACTGTCACGCGGTCTTGGGACAATGGCGTGCAGAGCGTCTTGGCACTGACGTCGCGACGGCGCACGTACCTTGAAGCAACACCGAATCACAGACTGTGGGCGTGCAATGAGTCAGACTTCGACAAGCGACGACCTCACCTGCCCGCCCTGGGGTTCGGCCGGGTCTCGCTCGAGATGCTTACGAAGCGGCACCGCGTCCGTCGGATCTACCTCGGAGATCTGATCCAGGGAGGCAGCAAGAGCGTCGAGCGCACCTACAGCCTTGGCGCAATGCTGGGCGATGGATGTTGCCGGGAACAAAACGCTGGACGGTATGAGGGCCGGAAAACAACCCTCACGATATCGAGTGATGACAATGTTGTCCCTGACGCGGTGGCCCGCGAACTGGGCGGAGTCGCCAGGAAGGCGCGTAGCCAGAATTTTAGCTGGATGGTCAGGGTCGGCCCCTACGTCATCGACGCCATCCCTTTCTATCGAGAGTGGTGCCACGGGCGCTATGCGCATGAGAAGGTCATCGACTGGGACGAGGTCGACACGTGGGATCGTGAATCCTGCCTAGCGCTGCTCGCGGGGATCATTGACACGGACGGGTCGATCTACAGGAGTACCGAGCGCAGAATCGTTGTGCAGATCGGGATGCAGTCCCGAAGCGTGGTCGAGGCCTGCCGAAAGATCATCTTCAAGTACTTCCAAGAAGACCTCACCATCCACGCTGATCGGCGCGAGAAGTACAAGAACGGATACGTCTACGACGTCAAGACGACATCGAACGAGTGCGCCCTGCGCTTGATCGATGCTCTGGACCCCTTCCTTCGTAAGAAGGGGTCCGTCGATACATCAGGGCTCGTGCTGCACAACGTTCGAGGTGACCGGATCGGTCTGACACCGGTCGGACGGCGAACGTGTCGGACCTTCGACATCACGGTTGCGCTGCCTAGCAACCTCTACGTGCTGCATCACGGCGGCATCGTCACAAGCAACTCCGGCAAGACGGTCGAGGCGCAGCACCGCCTGCTCTACGGCTCGTTCCACTTCGGCGGCAACCATCACGGCTGCCTGACACCGCCCGACGGCGTGCTCGAGCCGAAATACGCCTACCTCGCGCCGACGCACGACCAGGCGAAGCGCATCTCGTGGGAACGGTTCCGCGCGTGGATCCCGAAGTGGGCGCTGCGCTCGATGAACATCTCGGACCGCTACTTCGAGTTCGTCACCGGCGCGCGGCTCTACGTGATCGGCATGGACCAGCCGAAGCGCGTCGAGGGTATCCACCTCGACGGCGTCGTCCTCGACGAGTTCGCGGACATGAAGCCCGAGGCGTGGACGTCGTCCGTCAAGCCCGCGCTCGACACCGAGGGGCGCCCGCCGGGCTGGGGCATGTTCATCGGCCGCCCGCGCGGCAAGAACCACTTCTACAAGCTGCTGCAGAAGGCCATCGACCTCGACGGCTGGGGCGTCTACTACCCGTGGCCGTCGTGGCTCGTCCTGTCGCCCGAGAAGATCGCGTCCGCTCGCCGCGAGCTCGACGACCGCTCGTTCCGGCAGGAATACGGCGGCGAGTTCCTGTCCGACGCCGGCCGCGCCTACTACCAGTTCGGCGCCTGGAACATCACCGACCTTCAGTACGACCCCGATGAGCCGTTGCTGCTCGGGTTCGACTTCAACGTCTCGCCCGGCGTCGCCGTCGTCGCGCAAGACCTCGAGCAGGCATACGACCTCATCGAGTGCCCCCGGTGCGCGGTCGCGCAGCCGGGCCGGTCGGGCGAGCAGTGCCATTACTGCAAGTACCACCTTCCGTTCGAGACGGTGACCGCCGTCATCGACGAGGTCTGGATCGACGAGGACAGCAACACCCGCCGCGTCTGCGAGCGGCTGCTCGAGAAGTGGGGCGGCCGGCACAAGGGCCCGGTGCTGTGCTACGGCGATGCGACCGGCGGGGCGCGCAAGACGAGCGCCGAGCGGTCCGACTGGCAGACCATCGAGGATTACCTCAGCCGGCAGTGGCCGGTATTCGAGATCGACGTTCCGAAGGCGAACCCGGCGCAGCGCGACCGGGTGGTCGTGATGAACAGCCGGCTGCGCAACGCCAGCGAGACCGTCCGGATCTACGTCGACCGGGAACGGTGCCCGCACCTCATCGACGACTTGGACATGACGCAGCTCGACGACCGGGGCGACCTCGACGAGGGTAAGGACAAGAAATACACGCACATGAGCGACGCCCTGGGCTACCTCGTGCATCAGAGGTTCGGGTCGCTCGTGACGCCGCTGTCGGACTTCGAGACCGAGTCGATGTAGCCGCTAACCCCACTGCGGGTGGGACCTACACCCCGTCGGATTGTCGACTGTGACAATCCGCGAACCGAGCCCGTTGCATCTGCGCGACGCGACCCGTCCGTACGACGCCGGGCCGCCCGAGCTACCGTCGGTCGTGGATGACCAGTCGCCCCGCCCCGACCTAGCGCGGCCGGCCCTGGACGACATGCGGGAAGCGTGCGAGCTTCCCGACGACCTTCTCGGCGGCACGCGCGCCATGCGGAAGTCGGCCGAAAAGTGGCTGCCTCGCGAGGCGAAAGAGTCGATCCGCAACCACGAGATCCGGGTCTCGCGGTCGACGTGCTTCCCGTTCTACCGCGACACGCTCTGCGACCTCGCGGCCCGCCCGTTCGGACAGGATCTGCTGTGGGACCAGGAGCCTGCCGAGCAGTTCTCCGAGTTCCTCCAAGACGTGGACGGATCTGGCAAGTCGCTCACCGTGTTCGCGCGCGACCTCATGCTCTACGGCATCCATCGTGGCATGGACTTCGTCCTCGTCGATGCCGGCGACGAGAGCGGCGAGAGCGCAGCGACAACGGACTCGCGCCGGGTCTACGCGCAGCGGCTCGACGCCCTGTCGGTGCTCGACGTGCGGGACGAGACCGACGCTGCCGGCCGCAAGCGCGTCACCTACTGCCGGTTCGTTGCGCAGAAAGTCGTCGAGTCGGACAACTTCCAACACGAGACCGAGACCGTCATCGTCGAGCTCGAGAAGAGCATCGGCCCGGAAGACGGCACGCGAACCGAGTGGCGCTTCGACGACAAGACGAAGCGTTGGTTCAGCGACAACGGCAGCGCCTACAACCCGGGGAAGAACGGCATTCCGCTGTTCCCGTTCTACACCGAGCAGCTCGGCCCGTATCACGCGCAGCCCGTGCTCGAAGACCTGGCGTGGGTCAACCTCGCGCACTTCCAGAGCCGTAGCGATCACGCGCACGTCATGCGCATTGCGCGCCTCATCACGCTCGTCACGAAGGGGTTTAAGACTGCGGCGAGCGCCGGGTTCAAGAAGGGCGACAAGGTGCAGAGCGAGATCGTGCTCGGCCCCCTCGAGCGCATCAACACCGAGAACACCGACGCCGACGCTGCCTTCCTCGAGCCGAACGGCAAGTCGATCGAGCTCTCGTTCCGGGACATGGAGCAGTTGGCCGACGAGTGCAAGCGGCTCGGCGCTCGGCACCTCACGAGCACGACAGGCAACGTCACGGCCCGCGCGATCACCGTCGACGACAAGAAGTCCGCAAACAACCTGCAGACGTTCTGCGTTCGCCTCGAGGTCGTCCTGCGTCAGATCATGGAGGCGGTCGCGGAGTGGCTCAACAGCGGCGAACTGCCCGAGTCCGTGCAGCCACGCATCGACAAGGAGTTCCTCGACGACGTCACGCCCGAGGTCGGGGCGCGCGCCCTGCAGTCGCTCGAAGGCTACCTGTCCAAGCGGCAGCGGCTCAAGGAGGCGAAGCGGCAGAAGATCCTCGCCTCGGACTTCGACATCGACGAGAACCTCGCCGAACTCAAGGAAGAGCAGGACGAGATCGACGCTCGCATGGCGGAGATGGCGGGCACGCCGGGCGGAGTCGACCCGCAGGAGCCGGAACCGGAGGACGAGTAACCGTGCGCGCTCGCTGTGCAATGTGCGGCACGGATACCGATGCCGGCGAGTGGATCCTCATGAACAGGTACGCCGTCGGCTCCGGCGAACGGTTCTCTGTGCACGACTTCGACGACGAAGAGGGTAGTTGGGTCGTCGACCGGGAATCGGGCGGGCAGTGTGAGATCCGCGGCGACGTCCTGTGCATCGACCAGTGCCTTCGCACCTGGATCGAAGGGATGGTGATCGAGGTCGAGTCGCAGTGACCTCGATCGACTTCCCGCAGCCTCGGCGCACGCAGAGGCAACTCGCGGCCGACTGGGAGAGCCGCGAGATCATGCACGACGTGCTCACGTTCCAGTTCGGGAACGGGGCCGCGGCCCGCGTCGGCGCGACGTTTGAGCGTGAGGTCTTGCGCCGCGTCGCCGCCGATATCGCGAGCCGTCTCGACAGCCTGCCGCGCGGACGCGCGTTCGTGGAACACCGCCGCGCGCGGTTCCTCCTGCAAGCCATCCGAGAGATCGTCCGCAAGGGATCGGGCCGGGCCCGTAGCGCGCTCCTGTCCGAGGCCCGCGACCTCGCGCAGATCGAGGTGCAGTGGCTCAAGGAAACCGGTAAGTCGATCCTCGGCGTCGAGTTCCGCACGCCGCCGGCCTCGGTCGTCGAAGCCGCCACGACGAAACAGCCGATGCTCGGCCGCAAGTTCGGTGAGTGGTTCGACGACTGGGTGCCGCGCGCGACCGAGCGCAAGATCGTGGCGCGGGTGCAGGCGGGGATGGTGGCGGGCGAGTCGACGCCGCAGATCGTCCGGTCGCTGCAGGGCACGAAGGCGCTGCGCTACACGAACGGGCAGATGGTCGAGGCCCGTCGCGCCATGCGGATGATGACCCGGACGGTGATGACGCACACCGCGGCCGTCGCCCGGGACATCACCTTCCGCCGGAACGCCGACGTCGTGCCGAAGGTGCGATGGGTCTCGACGCTCGACCTGCGCACGTCGGAGATTTGCGCGTCGCTGGACGGCAAGACCTGGGCGACGGATTCGGCGCACCCGACGCCGCCGCAGCACCCCAACTGCCGCAGCACCCTGCAGCCGGTCGTCGGTAGGCCGGCGGGGAACCGCGCATCGCTCGGCGGGCAGGTGCCGGCGGGGACCCGGTATCGCGAGTGGCTGCGCACGCGGTCGGCAGCCGAGCAGGACATGGTGCTCGGGCCGACGAAGGCCGCGGCCTGGCGCGCGGGCAAGCTGACGCTCGACGACATGGTCGACGCCTCGCTGTCGCGGGTGCTGTCGCTGGACGAGCTGCGGTTGCTGCACAAGCTGTAGGGCCGCAGCGGCGCACAGAAAAACCAGCCGCTAACCCCACCGCTTTTCCTTGACTCTGAGGCCACATTCAGGCTCGCGAGAACCGACGACGTTCCCCCGAGATCACTGACAGATGGCCAAGTTCAAGAGCAAGATTCCTTCCCTCGACGCCGTGCCCGAAGCGCAGCGCGAGTTCTACACGCAGCACGACAGCGGCGACTACGTCCTCGACGTCGAGCCGGTCGACGGCTGGGGCCTCGAGAACATCGCCGCCCTTCGCGGCAAGCTCGACGCCACGACGACCGACCTCGAGCGGCAGAAGAAGCGGCTGCAGGGGTTCGCGAAGGAAGACGGTTCGCTCTACACGCCCGAGGAGATCGCCGCCTTGTCGACCGACCTCACGGCGCGCGGCAAGGAGATCGAGAACCTGCGCTCGAAGGACAAGAGCGCGGACGACAAGATCCGCGACGCCGTCGCGCAGGCGAAGGGGCCGATCCTCGACGAACTGAACAAGATCAAGGCTTCCAGCGAACGCTACAAGAAGGCGGCGCAGGACGGCTACCGCGACAAGGTCAAGGGCGAGGTGCTGTCACACCTCAAGCCGCAAGACGAGTGGCGCGACATGATCTCGCGCGATCTCGATGCGCGCATCGAGATCATCGAGCGTGAAGACGGCTCTTTCACGCATGCCTTCGTGAAGGACGGGAACAAACTCATGTCGGCAAAGCAGGGCTTCGACGGCCCGATGACTGCCGACGAATTCGCTGCCGGTGACTACCGCCAGCAGTTCGCCCGTTGCCTCGAAGGCGACGGCAAGAAGGGCGCGGGGATCGGTGGCAAGACCACGCCCGCGTCACCCCGCCAGGGGGCTTCCGGTGTCGAACTGCAGCCCGGCTACACGCAGGAGCAGTTCGAGAAGGCCGTCAACGACGCGGCCGATCAAGGGCTCGAAGTGGTCATGCCTTCGGGCGACGGGAGGGGGTCCGAGTAGGCCCTCCGGCGACAGACTGCCGCGCTGCGAAGCGGTAGGTGCTGCACCACGAACGCGAGAGGGATCCGCGGGACGCTGCAGCGCGAGAGACGGGCCGGATAGACGGCAAGTGCTCACGAGGAATCGGAGCGCATCCCGCTGAGGGGGAACCCCGGCGGTGGCGCGAGAGGGATCCGCGCAACGCGAAGCGCGCATGTGCGCGCCGCGAGATGCAACGAACACCTGATTTCTCAAGGGGAGGTCCGCCGTGGCCAACCGTCTCAACAACTACAACCCAGAGTTCTGGGCTCGTTCCGCCCTCATGTGGCTGCGGAATCGCAAGGGAATGGCGTCGCGGGTCTACCGCGGCTTCGAGGCCGAACGCAACGACTACGGTCTCGGCGACACGATCAACATCCGCAAGCCGGCAACCTTCACGGCCGAGGACGCGCCCAACAGCACGTACCAGGACCTGAAGACCGGCACGGCCAAGATCGACCTGACCATCCACAAGGAGGTCCCGATCACGGTCACCGACAAGGAGCTCGCCTACAGCGGCAAGCGCCTCATCTCGGAGCACATCGGCCCGATGGCGGATGCGATCGGCGACTGGTTCGACCAGGCGCTTCTCGGCCTCGCCTCGCAGGTCCCGCACACCTACGACCTCGACAGCACGGCCCGCGGGCAGATGGACAAGTCCATCCCGGCGATCCGCAGGCTCATGGTCGAGAACAAGGTGCCGCAGGGTTCGACGCTGCAGTACATGGCGTCGCCTGTGACGACCGAGGCGCTGCTCGGCACGAGCGCGTTCGCGCAGATGCAGGGTGCCGGCGACCGAGGCATCTCGACGCAGGTGACCGGCAACATCGGTCCGAAGTACGGTTTCGACTTCTTCGAGACGCAGAACGTCCAGACGCTCGAAGGCGACGCGACGCTCACCACGGGCTCGACGCCGGTCATCTCCGGCACGCCGCAGAAGAACGCCCTGACTGTCGGGCTCAACACGAGCACCTCGCAGTCGGTGACGCTGCACGAGGGGCAGGTGATCGAGATCACCGACTCCACGACCGGCATCGCCGAGAAGTACACGGTGACGGCCGACGCCGCTCCGAGCGGCAACAACTGGCCCGACGTGCCGATCAGCCCGCGTCTGCGGCGTGACCTCGGCGCGAGTTCGACCTGGGCGTTCGTCTCGACCGTCGGCCTCGTCGGCTCGGTCGCGAACTACGAGTCGGACCTCGCGTTCCACCGCAACGCCTTCGCGCTCGCGATGGTGCCGCTGCCGCAGCACAGCGAAGCCGACTTCCCTGGCGCTCGCGTCTACACCGCGACCGACCCGGAGAGCGGCCTCGCCATCCGTGCGCGCATGTTCTACGAGGCGCGCGGCGCCGCGGTCGGGGTCATCCTCGACGCGCTCGGCGGCTACACGACCCTCGACCCGGACCTCGCAGTCCGGCCGTGCGTGCACTAGCGCGCCGCTGACCCCGGGTCGCAGTGATCCGGGGTCGGCACCCAAACTCAGAACCCCCCAGCAGAGCAGAGCAATGCCCGAGAAGAAGAAACTCAACAGCACCGTCCCCATGCGCACGCCCGAGGGCGACCTCGTGTTCGCGAACAAGTGGGACGTCGATCGCCGCATCAAGAACGACAACTGGACGGTCGAGGGCCGCTTCGAGCAGCACGTTGCTCGGGTCGACAGCCCCGTCGCCGAAGCGATCGCGAAGGATGCGGAGGCCAAGGCCAAGGCGAAGAAGTCGAAGGCGAAGCCCGCCGAGGGCAAGCCAGCGGCCGACAGCAAGCCGGCCGACCCGGCCGCGGCCAAGTAACGAACAACGGATTCCAGTCCTCGGGGGATGACTGGTTCTCGGTGCGACCGGCGCGGCTCTCGGCTCTAGCCGCGTCGGTCATTTTCAAAAAGACAGCGGCGCGACGATGGCAAACACGCACTACTTCCTGATCGCCGGAGACCAGTGGCGCGGGCGGCCACTCGCAGACGGCACGCAGGTCGACCCGAACCCGGGCGCGCACGACCCGCTCTACGGGCAGCTGATGACGCTGCTCGCGGCGCCTTCGATCGAGGTCGTGCCGAATACCTACTTCTCGTGCGGGACGAGTCTCGCGCGTGGTCGGGTGCTCAAGAAGGTCACCGACACGACCTACATCGTCGAGTCATGGGACCACCCGTCCATCGGTGTGCCGGGCGCGGCATTCGCGCCGAGCGAGACGGTCACATTCGAGCGCGCTGACGGGACTTCGGGCACGGGGTCGATCACGATCGCGGCCAGCGGCCTCGACTACCCGCTCTACGGCCAGCCCGGCCTTCGCCGGCAGGACGCGGTCCTCAACTCGTTCATCCCGGAGGACAAGTCCGACACGCCGTTCTATGACCGGCAGGCGAAGCCCGCGCGGTCGATCACGCTGGACGGCGCCACTGTCGGTGCTGGCGAGGAGTTCTTCCAGGGCGACCGCTGCACGACCTCGGGAGGCGCGTCGTTCCGGATCTTGGTCGGCAACGAGCTGGGCTCGGACGTCCTCTACATCATCGACGTCACGGGAACGCTCAGCGACAGCGACGTCGTCACCAACCAGCGCAACGTCTCGTGGCAGGCAACGATCGATACGGTCGGGGATGAGACGACGGCCGGCACCTGGGTCGCTCACCACCACGTTCCCAACCTGAACGGCACGTCGAACGGGCTGTGGGAGAACCCGCCGAACGGCAACGGCACGGATGGGCAGGCGGCGCACCTCGGGATGGAGCTCCAACTGCTGCGCGGCGCCTACGAGCACTTCGTGCAGGAAGCTGACGTTGCCAACCGCGGCGTCCGGCTGATCCCGTTCGAGCCTCGCGACGTGCAGGACGAGGGCGGCGACGTGTTGCTCGGCGGTGTGTCGGTGCAGTGCATCAAGTGCGACGACGACCCGTTCCCGGAGACATGGACGATCGGCGAGACCGTCACAGCCGGGTCATGGTCGGCGACGCTGCACCACTTCAACGCGGCGCAGGGGTTCCTCTACGTCGTCGACACGAACGACGAGGTTCTGGTTCCCGGTACGATCACGGGCGGCACGAGTGCGACGACCGCGAACGCGACGACGGCGTGCCTGGGCTGGCAGAAGGGCAGCCTCTGGTACCAGTCGCTTCTTGCCGAGATCACGGTCGCACAAGCGAAGAGCAACTCGCTCTGGCAGTCGCAGCCCGCGCAGTGGGAAGGCGCGCTGCTCGCGATCTGGGAC